GGACCGACACCCCCACGGCCCCACGCCCCCTCGCCGGGGGTAGATGACCCACAGCACGCCAGAGTCCACACGCCCTGCGGCAGAACCGCTCTCAGCCCGCCGCCGTTTAGGCCAACGGGGCCCGGAACGGGGGCTGAACGGGGCGGGAACGGGCCCGTTGCGGCGCCGGATACGGGGTTGAACGGGGACTTTGCGGGGATTGAGGGTAATAATACCTTATTTAACGGTAATAACCTGCAACTTTACTTTCACTTCTCTTTTTACCCCCTCTGACCTGCGCGTTTACATTGCGTTTTTCAAGTAGAGTCACTTATTTTCTTTATGCTACATTTCGTTACATTACGTTACACATCGACTTTGCGGCCGGGGAGGCTCAGATGCCGAAGTTCGACTCACAGAGTGCCGCCGAGGCCGGTCGCCGGTCCGCCGAGCGTCGCAAGCGACGGGAGAACCCCGAGCCAGACGCCCGTGAGGCACTCCTCCAGGGCGCCGCGGACGCCGCATCGACCCTTGTGGCCGTAATCCGAGGGGATGCGGGCTTCGAGGAGGTCAAACCGGAGCTGCGCGTGAAGGCCGCTTTGGTCGTCCTGGAGTACGTCCTGGGTAAGCCGACCGGATTCCTATCCGACGACGAGGAAGAGGCCCCCGCGGCCCCTAACTTCGCGGCGCTTCTCCAGCCGCCCGCCATGATCGAGGCTTAGGAGGCATGATGGACCCGCTTTGGGCAGGGTTGTTCCTCTTTACGTGCTTTTTGTGGGGCGTTGCTGGTTACAGCGTGTGCACCGCGCGCCACAAACAGCGAGGACTGGAGCAGGATCCCTGGTCCCACGTCCTGCCGCCGCTGCCGCCCGGCACACAGATCCCTGATACGCCTCCCCACAGCCCCGCTGGGGCCCCTGAGAGCGACCGAGAGGGGTCAAACCTGTGAACCTAGGGTCTCTGTCCCTGAACCCCGGTTCGCAGACGGATTTCGTCCTAGGTGACGAGAAATACTCCGCATTCCTGGGGGGCCTGGGGTCTGGCAAGACGTACGCGGGCCTGATCCGTGGCCTGAAGTACGCTCTCCAGCCCGTCCCGAAGGGTGTGCACCACCCTCCCGTCGGCGTAGTCGCTGCGGTCTCCTATCCGGCGCTGCGCGACATCATCGTCCCCAAGCTCGAAGAGATCATGGCCCGAACGGGCCTGGCCGACATGAGCAAGGACTACCGCAAGCAGGAGATGGAGCTGACGCTGCGGAACGGCGCCAAGATCCGCCTCCGCTCACTGGACAAGCCGGACAACATCATCCGTGGGCCAGAGTATTGCTGGGCCTTCATCGACGAGGGGCGCAACGTGTCCCTCAAGGACTGGAAGCTGCTCACGGGCCGCCTCCGCCAGCCGGGGTATGAGTACGCCGCGTTCGTCGCGAGCACGCCCAACGGGTACGACTGGATGTACAACGTGTTCCACCCGAAGGGGGAGCTGCGGTCCGAGTACCCGAACGCTTCCTGGTACAACGCGCCGATGGCGGAGAACATCCACCTCCCCCCGGACTACGTGGCCGAGATGGAGGTCTCGTACAGCGGCCGCTGGTACGAGCAGGAAGTGCTCGGGCAGTTCGTGGGCCTGGTCGAGGGCGGGGTGTTCCCCGAGTGGGATCCGGACAAGTTCTGCATCCCGCTGGACTTCGACCCCAAGCTCCCGCTGTACACCGGCTGGGACTTCGGCATCGGCGACCCAGGGGTATGCATCTTCCTCCAGGTCGCCTGGAACCCCGTGGAGATCACGCCGGGGGTCGGCAAGTTCTTCCCGGAGATCCGGGTGATCGACTTCCTGGAGGCGAAAGACCTCTCCTCCGGGGACTGGGCGCGGTTGTACAAGGACCACCTGGAAGGCTGGTTCCCGCCTGGGACCAAGACGCGCCAGAACTACGGCGACCCTGCCGGGGCTGGGCGTCGCGTCGGCGTGACGACCAGCGTGATCGACGACCTGCGCTCCGCGGGGGTGCCCATCATCCCGGCGACGAAGCGCAGTCCGGACTACGCGATCCGGATCCTGTCCAACATGATGGCCGGGGGTCGGGTCTACGTGAACAAGATGAACGCCGAGCGGGTGTCCCACGCGCTGGCGACGCACAAGTGGAACCTTGACAAGGACGGGGTACGAGTCGGCTCCTCCCCCGTGCACGACTGGACGAGCCACATCGTTGACGCGCTCCGCTACGCCGTGGCGCAGATCCCCCTCCAGTCCCGCAGCGCGGAGCCCGAGGAAGAGGAGCAACCCGGACCGATGACTTACGGCCATGTATTCGGCCAGTTGACAGCCGCTACCGGACCCCGCGCTAAGCGGCGCCCGGACTTCGTTGCCCCGACCATCCGGCAACGCTAGGAGAGTAGAATATGGCCGTTCCGATTTCTAGCACGAACCCCGTGATGGGCACCGACGAGGTTGTCCTCAAGATCTACCGGCGTCGGCTGTCTATCGCCGACCGGAAGTACGAAAAGGGCAAGTCTGAGCGCGAGTCCTTCGTGGGCCGCTACCGGAACAAGGCGAACAGCGACCAGATCACCGAGGACGGGCATCTCGTCTCCGTGGTCTCCGGCATCGGGCTCGTGGACACGATGTACGCGAGCATGACCGCCGTGGACATCGAGTTCCTGTGCAGCGTCATCGGGAACGGGACGAGGCTCCAGGCCACCGCCGCGACCGCCGCCCTGAACCAGGCGTGGCGGGACACCAAGGGCCAGAAGCGCGCGAAGGACGCCGTGAAGGACGCGCTGCTCGTGGATGTCGGCTGGGTCAAGGTGTACTACGACTACCAGGAGGCCCAGGGCATCGAGGATGTCCCCGAGGAGGCCCTCCGGGCGCAGATCAGCCGCATCGCGGAGGAGCGCGGCATCTCCCCCGAGGACGTGCCGGAGGCCGAGCTGGATGTCGTCCGCGACGTGGACATCGTTATCCGTGACCGCGTGTGCGTCGAGTATGTCCCCTGGCAGATGATCCGCTACGACCCGAGCGCGAAGCGCGTCGAGGATATCCGGTGGGTCTGCCAGTACACCTCCGTCCCGCTGTACGAGGCGCAGAACCACCCGGTCTGGTCCGAGTTCGTGACCGAGAAGTACGGCGACCGCAAGGGCCGCGACCTCCTGGAGAGCATCAGCTCGGACAGCGCCATCGAGACTTTCGGCGACTCCGACCCAGGGATGTATCCCGAGATCGAGCGAGACGAGTACGCGGACGACGAGCGAGTTACCCTCTGCGAGATGTGGGACTTCGAGACCGGCCTTGTGACCATCTTCCCGAAGGGACGCGGCGACGTGATCCTGCACCAGCGGATCAACCCCCTGATGCTGAACGCGGACCTTGAGGACCGCAGCCCCTTCAAGCCTCTGCTCGTCCGCAAGGACAGCTCGCAGTTCGAGGGCATCGGCGACATGCGCATGATCTCCCCCGCGCTGACCGAGCTTGACACCTACCGGACGATGCTCTCCCAGTACATCGAGCGCAGCATCCCCAAGATCAACGGCCCTGAGGAGGGCCTGACCGAGAAGGGCAAGAACGCCCTGAAGTCTCAGGTCATGGGCGAGCTGGTCGGGACGCAGGGCGTGGACGGCAGCGCGTACTCCGTGCTCCAGCCGCCGCCCCTCCCGAGCGAAGCGTTCGAGATGCAGGACCGTATCCAGGTCGAGATGAAGGAAGGCACTGGGGTCTCCGAGCCGATGCGCGGCGTGTTCACCACGAAGCGCACGACGGCCACCGAGGTCCAGACGGTCACGGACCGGGGCGATATGCGCCAGTCCGAGCGCCGGAGCGCCCTGGAGGACTGGTACATCAGCATCGCGCGGACCATGCTCCAGTTGATGCAGGTGAACTACGACCAGGACCGGATGCTCCGGTACACGGACGACGCGGGCAACGAGTTCGAATGGGCCTGGAACAACCAGGACATCGCGGTTGACGCCGACATCCTGGTGTCCCTGACGCCCAAGAACAACATGACGCGGGACCAGCGGGTGCAGCAGTTCTTGCTCCTGATGAACCTGGCCCTGCCCCTCCCCGAGGCCGACCGTGCGGAGTTCGTCCGCCAGGCCGCCGTGGAGATGGGCTACCGTGCCGACGAGATCAACCCGCTCATCAAGAGCGGCGAAGAGGTTGACGCCGAGAAGCAGAAGGCTGAAGCTGACGCGCTGGCGGTTCGTCCGCAGCCGTTCGCGAACAGCGCACCCGGCCTCAACATCGGCTAGCGTAGGGCGTAGCCGCGAGTACCTGGGCCTTAGCTTCGGCAGGCGGCCAATACCAGGTCCCTACAATAAGAGTGGCCGGGAATCCGGAGAGTCGCGCTCTCAGGTGAACGAGGCACGGGGGCTAACTGCCCCCAACCTTTCCCCAGGTAGGGGAATAACGTACCATGACCGAGGCCCAGTGGCACAGCGAGAGCCGAGACCCAGGGGTACAGCAGGAGGTACAGCACATGGCTGATGAAAGCCAGGACATCCGCGAGGCGATCGCCGAAGCGGTGTCAGGATCTGAGTACGCGAAGTCGCTCCAGGAACAGATGGACGACATCGGTACACCCTCGGACGCTCCCGCAGCCGAGGGGGAACAGTTCGCTAAAGATGACGGCCCGAACGACGAGGGTGCGCCCGAGACCAGTGTGGAGGCTGGCACAGGCGAGGAGCCCCCGACGGAATACTGGGGTACGAGTCTTGAAGGACTTTCCGCTGAGCAGCGCGCAGAAGTGATTGCGGCTCTGGAGCAGCGGGATAGTGTCATTCAACAGCTACAGCAGAAGCTCGCCAAGGAGCCCGAGTTCCCCGCCCCGGTGGATGAAACCCCCGAGGAGATCACGGACGAGGACATCTTGCGAGCCCTGGGCGTGAACATGGACGACCCGATGGAAGTCGAGTACGCAACCAAGTTCACACTCCCTCTGGCCAGGCAACAGGTCCAGCTAGAGGAAACGGTCGAAAAGCTCAGCACCACGGCGCAGGCGCAGGAAGCCGCGTCGTTCTGGAACGTTGAGATCGACAAGCTAGAGGCGGAGCACGGGAAGTTGCCCGGTGACCGGACGCAGGTTCTGAACTTTGCGGTTTCGGAGGGCATCACTCACCCGGAGATCCTTTACTGGCGAGTCGCCGCACCTGGCCGCAAGGCCGTGGACGCGGAAGTAGCGAAGATCCGGAGAAGTACCGCCCAGAAGGTGGCCACCGGACAGCTCCGACCGAGCAACACCGGAACCGGCAGCAAGGTTATCGACACCTCGAAGATGACTCTCAAAGAGACCATCAAGGCAGCCGCGCTCCAAGCCCAGGAAGAAACTGGTGTGAAGTGGTCCTCTGTGGCCGCTGGCCAGTCTGCTGTCGAGTGAACTGAGTCTAATCCTCAGTAAAGGACAGCGCAATGTCTATCTATGCAGATCAGTTCGACGTGCTCGTTGCGACCACGTTGGACAAGGCGCGCCCGAAGCTGGCTGACCAGATCACCACGGACAACGCCCTCACGGCGTGGCTCAATATGAAGAGTCGCGTCACCCTTGATGGCGGGACCGTCGTGCGTCGGCCTCTCGTGTTCGCCTTCAACGACACCGTTAGCACCTACTCGGGCTACGATGTCATCGACACAACCCCGCAGGAGGGACTGGGCTGGGCCGAGTACGAGTGGAAGCAGCACGCTGGTTCCGTCGTGATCTCGGGCGAGGAAGTCCGCAAGAACGCGGGCGCCGCGCAGCTTATCAACCTCTTGCAGGCCAAGATCGAGCAGCTTCGCTTCTCGGTCGTGGACGACATGAACGCGATGCTTTGGGCTTCTTCCGTCGGCAACGGCGGTAAGGACTTCAACAGCATCCCCACGCTGGTCAAGTCCACTGGTACGATCGCAGGGATCAACCCCTCGACCTACACCTGGTGGGCCTCTACCCTGAACACCACGGTTGACCTGACCACGTTCGAGGGTATCGACCAGATGAACAACCTCTACAACACCGTTCGGGTGCAGAAGTCGAAGGTGGATGTGGAGTTCTGCTCGCAGGCCGTGTACGAGGCGTACGAAGCGCTCGCGCTTCCCAACGTCCGTTTCAACGACCTCAAGATGGCGGACCTGGGATTCCAGGCTGTCGCCCACAAGACCGCTGAGCTGGTGTTCGAGCCGGACGTTCCGTCCGCCACGATCTACATGCTCAACTCCGAGCGTCTTGAGTTCGTGCAGCACTCCGCTGCGTGGCTCTCGCTCACCGAGTTCCAGCGGCCCTACAACCAGGACGCGAAGGTCGCCCTGATCCTGTCCATGGGTCAGCTCCTGACCGACTCCCGGCGTTTT